AGGTCTATTGGTTCAAAGCGGCCAAAGATTTGCCTCTATTGCAGAAATTAATATAGGCGAAGGTAACTCGCAAGCACCTGTAGGAACTACGATTGCTTTGTTGGAAAAATCAACCAAAGTTTTATCTGCAATTCATAAACGATTGCATGCAGGTCAAAAGAAAGAATTTAATTTATTGGCTAAAATCTTTGCAAAAAGTTTACCGCCTGTTTATCCATATTCCGTTTCTGGCGGTCAAATGGAAATTAAGCAAGCTGACTTTGACGAAAGGGTAGATGTATTTCCTGTTTCTAATCCAGATATATTTTCTACCAGCCAAAGAATTGTAATGGCTCAAGAAATGATGCAGTTGGTTCAATCCAATCCGCAAATTCATGGACCAAATGGTATTCATGAAGCTTATCGCAGGATGTATGCTGCGTTAGGAACTGACAATATTGATTCTTTATTAACCCCACCACCAGACACTCAACCCAAACCAATTGAATCTGGAATGGAAAACAGCACCTTGTTAATGGGCGGAACAGCGCAAGCATTTATTCAACAAAACCATGATGCACATATTGCATCTCACGTTAACTTGTTGAACATGCAGCCAGTTCAAATGAACGCTCAGATTCAAGCCAACATACATTCGCATATCATGCAGCATTTACAAATGAAAGCTGATATGATCGCGCAACAACAGATGCCGCCCGAGGCCATGCAACAATATCAACAATTGCAGCAACAAGCCCAACAATCCACACCTGTTGACGCGGCGGCGCTTAATCAACAAGCCAACGATATATTGGCTCAATTTAGCTCGCCTATAATGACGGACCTAATGACTCAGTTTGCTCAACAAGTGGCAACTCCGCCGCAAGAAGATCCGTTGGTTGCAATTAGAAAACAAGAGCTAGCACTCAAAGGTCAAGAGTTGCAACAAGACAAAGAACAGTTTCAAATGAAAGAAGAAATGCGCGCTCAAGAACAAAATCGACAAGATCAAATAGATCGAGAACGTATTGACGCTCAGCGAGATATTGCTAGAATGAAAGACGAAACAACTCAAGATAGACTTGACCAACAAAAAGAACTAAAATTAATTGATATTGGATTAAAACAGTTCGATCAATTTGGATAAAAAAATGGCTAAAAATATTAAAGTAACAAAAAACAAACTTTCATATGGCAACAAAGGATCTGTTCCGTCTAAATCAAAGACAGGAACTTTTTCAGCAGATGCTAGCTCTAAACCTGGAATGGGTAAGGGCAAAGCTCGAGGTATGGGAGCAGCCGAGTTCGGCGGTAAGTTTTCTGGCATTTATTAATGTCAACCATTTGGGTAGCTGACCAATTACAAAAGCGGCTAAAGGAGAAGAAAGAAGACACCCAGAGTCAGATACTCAATGGGGTGCAATCTTTTGAAGATTATCAATATCTACGTGGGCGTTACAATTCCCTCGTTGACGTAGAAGAAGAACTTAGGGAGTTGCTAGAGAGGATAGAACAAAATGACGAAGAACAAAGTGCTGGTTCCTGACCATATAGCTGCTGAATTAGAAAAAGATAAAGACGTAGCTGAAAACAAAAAACAAGAAAGCGATTCTGAAGTTGACAAAGCTTTTGTCAGCGCAGAACAAAGAGTGCTTGATCCTACTTTGGTAGACAAAACTCTTATCGAAAGAATGCCCAATCCTTCTGGATGGCGCATGTTAATTCTTCCCTACAGAGGCAGAGGTGTTTCTAAAGGCGGAATTGTATTAACAAAAGAATCTGTAGACAGAGAGGCTTTGGCCTCGGTTGTGGCCTATGTTATAAAAATGGGTCCGCTCTGCTATAAAGATAAAGACAAGTTTGGAGACACACCTTGGTGTGAAGAGAAGCAATGGGTGCTAATTGGTCGGTATGCTGGAGCTCGCTTTAAGTTAGGCGATGATGCAGAATGCCGTATTATTAACGATGACGAGGTTATCGCGACGATTCAAGATCCCGATGATATTGTCACGCTGTAAACGTGAGGAGGACTCATGCTAGAAGAAGAAAACAATCAAGCTTCAGAAGAGCAGATTGAAGAAGGCGAATTTGTAGAACTGGAAGTTTCTGAAGAAGAACAAAAGGAAGCAGATGCCGCAATTGAAAATGTTTCTGACGAAGAAACAAAAAAAGATGAAGAGCAGGACGAACTAGAAAACTATTCAAAAGGTGTTCAAAAACGTATTGCTACTTTAACTAAAAAAATGCGTGAGCAAGAGCGTGCAGCTCAATCTGCTTACGAGTATGCAAAAAACTTACAAGCTGAAAATGAAAATTTAAAAACCAACACGTCTCAATTAAACCAAAGCTATTATGGTGAAGCTGAAAACAGATTAAAATCTCAAAGAGCTCAAGCCAACTCAGTTTTGAAGGGTGCTTATCAAGAACAAGACTGGGATAAGGTGACAAAAGCCCAAGAAATTCTTGACAAGATTACTGTTGAAGAAAGTAAGTTAGCTAATAACAGAATGCAAATTGAAAGACAGCCTGTATATCAACAAGATCTAAATCAACAAGCATTTCAACAACAAGTTCAAACTCCAGCTCCGCAAGCAGACCCCGCAGCCGAGAGTTGGGCAGAAAAAAACGAGTGGTTTGGCCAAGACGAAATAATGACTTTAGCCGCTTTTAACATTCATCAAAAATTAATTGAAGAAGAAGGATTTGATCCTTCCGATACAATGTACTATGATGAGATAGATAAACGTATTAGAACAGAGTTTCCACATAAGTTTAGCGATGGTGGACAAGCTAAGAGTCAAGCAAAAATGCAACAAACAGTTGCACCTGCTGGAAGATCAAGCAGTTCTGGTAAAAAACGAGGAGTCAGACTAACCAAAAGTGAAGTCGAAATGGCTCGTCGTTTAAATGTACCAGTTCAAGAATACGCAAAGCATATTAAAAGGTAATCAATATGACTGAAGATAAAAAAACAAATAACAGAGCTCCGCGCTCTGCTGAAACCCGAGCTAAAGATACTGCTCGCAAACCCTGGCGTCCCCCATCTATGTTGGAGACACCACCATCACCTGAAGGCTATACTTACAGGTGGATAAGAGCCGAAGTTGTCGGTCAAGAGGATAAAAAGAATGTAATGTCTAGATTGCGCGAAGGTTTCGACCTAGTGCGAATTGAAGAGATTGGAGACTTTGAACTTCCCTCGATTGATGATGGAAAGCACGCTGGTGTTGTATCTGTGGGTGGTTTGCTTTTGGCTAAGATTCCAAATGAAACACGCGAAGAAAGAAACGCCTACTTTGCTGACCGTGCAAAATCGCAACAAGATGCGATTGATAATGATTTGATGAAGGAATCTGATCCAAGTTCTCCGATGTTAAAACCTCAGAGAACCTCAAGCGTAACTTTTGGCGGTGGTAAAAGAAGTTAATTTTTTTCTCACTAAACGTAATTTTTAATTAAAGGTAAATAAAATGGCAAATAAAGATGCTTCATTTGGTATGAGGCCTGTCAAAATGATGGGTGGCTCACCTTGGACTGGTGGTACTAGTCGCTATAGAATTGCTGCAAATTACGGAACAGCTATTTATACAGGAGACATGGTAATGCAAGTTACTGGTGGTACTGTAGAAATACACGCTGACGGCGGAACTGTTCCTATTGTGGGAGTTTTTATGGGATGTCAGTACACCGATCCTACTTCGGGCGAGCAAGTATTTAGCGCATATTATCCAGCAAGCACAAATGCTTCGGATATTATCGCTTTTATAGTGGACGATCCTAATGTTGTATTTGAAATCCAAGCTGATGACACTTTCCCAATAGCTGATCTATTCGGAAATTTTGATATTGTTTATACAAACAGTTCAAGCACTCAGTCAGGACTTTCAGGTGCGGAATTAGACGTCACAACGGGTGCTACAACAGCTGGGTTACCGCTTAAAGCAATTGATATATCAGAAGATCCTGATAATTCAGATATTGCTTCGGCGAACACAAATGTTTTAGTTGTTATTCAAAATCATATCTGCGGTCAAAAAGGCGCAGGTCTAGCATAATAGGAGTAAATCATGGCTATAAATAGAGCTCAATTAGCGAAAGAATTAGAACCAGGATTGAATGCCCTTTTTGGGATGGAATATGCTCGTTATGATTCTGAACACGAAGAAATTTACGAAACTGAGTCTTCCGACAGAGCGTTTGAAGAAGAAGTAATGATCGTTGGCTTTGGGAATGCCCAAACAAAACAAGAAGGAGCTGGGGTATCGTTTGATAGCGCTACTGAAGGTTATACTTCTCGTTACAGCCACGAAACTGTTGCTTTAGCTTTTGCACTTACAGAAGAAGCAGTTGAAGATAATCTTTACGATAGACTTGGTTCAAGGTATACAAAAGCCTTGGCTAGATCTATGGCGAATACCAAACAGGTTAAAGCTGCTGCAACATTGAACAATGCGTTCGATAGTAGCTTTACTGGTGGAGATGGGCAACCTCTCGTTTCTAACGCTCACCCTCTCGGTGGCGGTGGAACTTCCAGTAACAGACCTTCAACTTATGCCGACTTGAATGAGACTTCATTAGAAGATGCTCTTATTAATGTTTCAACTTTAGTTGATGACAGAAATTTGACAATTGCTCTTCAAGCGCAAAAGTTAATTATTCCACCAGCGTTACAATTCGTTGCTGACAGACTATTGCAAAGCAATGGCCGTCCAGGTACATCTGACAATGACGTAAATGCTATGAAGAATATGGGTATGATCCCTCAAGGATATGTTGTTAACCATTATCTAACTGATACAGATGCTTGGTTCTTAAAAACAGACTGTCCTGATGGATTTAAACATTTCCAAAGAAGTCCAATGACTACAGCCTTAGAAGGCGATTTCGATACTGGTAACATGCGTTACAAAGCTAGAGAAAGATACTCATTTGGATTTTCTAACTGGAGAGCTGTTTACGCTTCTGAAGGTATATAATCCAAATTTTTTTGGTAAAGGGAGCTTCGGCTCCCTTTTTTTTTAATAAAATCTACAAAAAGCTACCTTTAGCGTGATTCTTGATGTAGAATTTAAGTAAACCGAGGTATATATATGAATACTGGTTTACATATGAGTATTAGCCTAGCTAACTCACCCTGCAATGGACGTTGCTCAACGTCAATGGCTCCCTTTGACGAAAGATGTCAAGGTTGCGGCCGAGATATAGAAGAAATAAGAGACTGGGAAACTTATCCTGATTTCAGCAAAAAATTAATTAATGTAAAAAACTGGCTAGATGGTTATAATATTAGACAAAAAAAAGAATCAACAATGACAGCAAAAGACATTCAAAAAATAAAAGATATAGATGGTAGAATGACAACTGTTATTGCTTTGGTTGAAATGATTGGTAAAGATATGATAGATGAGTTTGGCAAAGATCCAGCAATCAAAAAGTCTTATCAAGCCTTATTTGAGTGTAGAAAAGAAATTTTAAAATCTAAAGAAAATTTTCCTCAAGAACTTTAATTCTTTCATTTATCAATACATTCATATACAATCAAATAACTAGGATTGTTAACCTATCTATCGACTGACCTAGCAGACAAGCCAAGACGATAGATTTTTTCCGTAGGAGGAAATTATGGCAAATTCAACTTTTAACGGACCAGTTAGGTCTGAGAATGGCTTTACAGTCATTTCAAAAAATTCAACAACAGGTGTTATTACTACTGAATTTACTTTAGATGGTGATGGTATGAAGGTTGCACCTGTAGCTTTAACTGACGCAGATACAACACTAACAGCAACAGCAAATGGTGGCCGTACTAATGTAGTTCCAGCTCTTTCAGGCAATAGAACTCTTACATTACCAAGTCCCTCTGCTGGCGTTTACTTTAAATTTGTTTATGGTGGTGCAGCAGAAGAAACAGAAAACCTTATTATTGATACAGGCTCAGACACTAATTTCTTCTTAGGTGGAATTATACATTTAGATTCTAATGCAGATAATGTTTCTGTTTACGCTGATGGTAACTCAAACTCCATTCTTACTTTAACTGATTTTGGTTTATTTGAAATTAATATCTTAGCTAAAGATTCAACTAACTGGTACATTTGGGGTAACCAAGAAGGTGCAGACGCTCCAGCATTTACCGACCAATCTTAATAGGGGTAAATTATGGCTGATGTAGTCACATCTCAAACAATTCAAGACGGCGAGAGAATTGCCGTCTTGAAATTTACTAACGTTTCTGACGGTTCAGGTGAAAGTGCGGTAAAAAAAGTTGATGTATCAGCTTTAAACGCTAATAGCTTGGGCGAAGCTTGTACTAGAGTTTCAGTTGCTCGAATTTATTGGGCTACAAGAGGAATGGGAGTTAACCTTGAGTTTGATGCTTCAACTAATGTTTTGTTAACAGGGTTACCTGCTGACTCTACAGGAGATGAGTATTATGACTTATTTGGTGCCATTCCTAATAACGCTGGTAGTGGTATTACTGGAGATATTGATCTAACAACCGTTGGACATTCTAGTGGTGACACTTATTCAATAATATTGGTTTTGAATAAAACCTATTAATGAATGGCTCGCAAAGCGGCAAAGCCAATTCGCAGAACTACCAAGGGTAAGAAAGCTAACTATAGGCCTACAAAAAAAGGCGCAGGGATGACTGCGAAAGGTGTAAGAGCCTATCGTAAAGCTAA